AACTTCGATGAAGGCGACGTGCGGCCAGTCCCACCACACAAGGCAGTCAGGGCAGCCGTTACGGCCCTCCCAGCGCACCTTGCGGTACTGACCCCCACTCTTCTGCACTTTCTGCTTGAGGCGGTCCTGTAGGCGGCTTGCGGGGGTCATTCGACCAGCCGCCCGGCGGACCAGTTCTTCTGCGCGCGGACGTCGCCGTTCGGCACGCACCAAACTTCACCAGTGTCGTCGATTGCAACGACCCAGAGCAGGCTGTGCTCCAACCCGTAGTCGATGACGGCCAGCGCCAAGCCAGAGCCTTTGGGTGTGTCCATCGGGATTGACGGGTTCAGTTGCGTGAACATGCCTCAGTCCTTTTTATACCGGTAGGTCTCAAACCCAGCCGCAGCCAGCGGCAGGCCGACAGCCCACGACGGTTTAGTGGCCATGATTGATGACAACTCGGCGACAGTGTAGTCGGCGGTGTCAGGCACCTCGGTGATCAGCTCGTCATGCACGCGGATGCAGACGCCGTAGCCGTGCTGCTCTGCGCCGACCATGCCAGTCATGAACACGTCACGGGCAACGGCCTGCACGATGTTCTCGACCAGCTTGCCGCCGTAGGTCTCGACGCGCTCCCACTTGCGGGTGTACTGGTTCGTGCCGTCAAAGACGATCCGCCCGTCGTCGATCTCCGCCTTCGGGTAGGACAGGTATCGGTCGCTGGGTAAGCGGATGCGCAGCCAGCCGTCCTTCATGTCAAACTGGAGCTTGTCATACATCGACAACTCGTCCGGCTTCCTGATGGCATCCTTAGCCGCCCGCTCAACGCCGTGCCACAATTTAACCACATTGGGGTGCGCCTTGCGCCACGCACTGACCAGCGGCTGGATGTCGTCGTCGGACATGGCCGCGACCGCAGGGCCGCCCATCACGCGAAAGGCTCCGACGCCGCCCTGATAGCCGCACGCCAATTCCATCGTCTTGCCGTACTGGCGCATGGACCCGTCGCCGTTCTTCTTGTTCTCCACCACCTCTTCGGGATCGACGTTGAAGCCCTTGGCGTAGGCGACCACGTACAGGTCGTGCCCGACGCCTCGGTCGAAGTCGGCAAACGCCTTGACCTTCCAATCCTCGCCGGCCAGCCACGCAAGCACGCGGCCCTCGATGTTGGACAGGTCGGCGATGACCAGCTTGCGTCCCTCTGGTGCCACAAGGCAGCCGCGCACGGCGGACGAGCACAGGTCGGTCACGTTGTTGAACATGAGTTCTTCGCAGTCCATCTTCATGGCGGCGATGCCTGTCTCGATCACGTCGGCGTCCATCGTGGGGCGCGGCAGGTTCTGTGGCTGAAAGATACGCCCCGCGTCACGGCCTGTGCGCGATGCTCCGCAGAACTGGAGCGTGCCGCGCAGGCGGCCGTCGGATGACGTGGCGTCAAGCAGCACCTTATACTTGGCGGGCGACGTGGCCGACGCCTGTTGGCGTATCTCAAGCAGCTCGCGCACTTCGGGCGTCAGGCTGTCGCCAGCGAGCAGCCCCGCGACTACGCCCTTGGTCAAGTTCTCTGGAACGAAATTGTGAAAGTCTTCCAAATAGCGCAGGAAGCGCGTACCCTGCGTCAGCTTCTTTACGTACCCGCTTGTCAGCTCGGCTGCACGAGCGGCCAGAGTTCCCGAAGTTCTTCGAAAAGCTCGAACGGCTCCGCGTGCGAGTTCAAGGTCGATGGCGATACCACGGTCATTAACTCTCTGGTCGATCCGCCAAAGTTGCCGCTCACTGAGACTATTGTTCCAATTCGGCATTCGTCCATATACGTCTCGCATCGCGTCCACATCGAGGCGGGCGTACTCGATGAACTCGGCCCACTCGGCGGGGTGGCTGGCACTGTCGGCTCTCCTCAACTTCATGTTCTTCGGACGCGGCTTCGTGAACAACTGTATCAGCTTCTTGCCCGCCTTGTCTTTAGCTTTATCTGTCGGGACACCAAGAACATCGCATAACGTGCCCAGCGAGCCGGGGAGGCTGTGCGCAAGCGCCTGCACCATCGTGTCGCGTATCTTCTCCACTGGCGCGTCCACACCAACGTGGCGTAGGATTGTGCGGTCGAAGTGGCTGTTGTGTATAACGATCCGCTCGGCCGCGTCGATCAGCGACTGGAGGTCGCGCTTCCACGTCGGCCGAAGCTGCGTGTCCCACACTTCGGTGGGTTGGTCGTCCACCGCCACGGCAACCAACAGCACCTCCGCCTCCTCGGCGTAGCGGTGCGTCCCGTGCGTGATCGGCACGGGGCTGTAGGTTTCGGTGTCCAGAAAAAGTGTTTGCATGTGTCCCTCAGTTCTGGTGGACCGCGCCGAGCTAGTTACCAACAACGGGAAAGGGAGAACCCGGTGCGCGGCGCGATCCGCCAGAAAAGAGGGTGCGTTGGCTAAAAGCACAAAGCCAACGCACCGCCCCCATATCACTATATCAGATCAAGTCCAATAGCTGACGCATATGCGTCAACCAGATAGCGTTCTTCTTGCCGCTTGTCTGCGTCCATAGCCCGAAGGCGCAGAACGTGACGCATAATCTTGACGTCGTAGCCGCGAGACTTGCCCTCGGCGAATACGTCCTTGATGTCCTCGGCGATTTCTTTCTTCTGCGCCTCCATGTTTTCGATACGTTCGAAGAGGAGCTGAAGTTCGTCGCCGGCGACGAGGTTGTGTCCGATGTCAGACATTACAGAAGGTCTTCCGCGTCAATCGCAAAGTCAGCGAACTCGCTGGCCGAGGCTGTTGAGCCACCGCCAAAGTTCTCGCCGTCCTTGGCGAACATGACACCGCGCAGGGTGCAGTTAATGCGCTGACCCCACTTGTTGTCCTGCGGCCAGATGTCAACCGACGCGTGGACGTAAGAGCCTGAATAGATCAGACGCTCAATCTCCGCCTTATTGCTGACTTCATTGCCGAGGCGGTCGACGACCGTAGGCTGCGTGCCTGCGTTGCGTGCGGACAGGTAGAACTTGTCCTCGAAGCCCGCATACGGCTGGCGTGTCTTCTTGTTGCGGTATTCGGCCTCAACGTAGCAGACCTTCTTGTCGTCGGTCAGGGCGTCGATAACCTCCTGCGCCTCGTCCTTCCACTTTTCCTTGGCCGCCTCCAAGATGGCTTCCCTGATCTGCTTCACGTGTTCACCCTTGGGGTCGACGATCAGCTTGGCTCCGTAGGCTGGCTCACCTTCGCCGAAAGATTGCGGCGCGCCCAGAGCTGGGAAGGCGATACGGATATTTTTAAGCATTACTTGCATTTTTCAATTCCTCAGTTTGCAGTTAAGCCTTGGAAATCGTCCAAGACTGGTTTTACGTCCATTGCTGGACGCTTATCGGTGGCGGGTGCCACAGATGGCTTGCCTTCGCTCCGCGCGATCTGCTCTTGCAGGTTCGCCCAGCGCTTGGGGTTTTCTTTGAATACCTTCTCAGCCTTCGTGGGGCTGATCAGCTTGAAGTCGTACACTTGGTCGTCACGCATGCGGAAGGTTTTCTTCATCATGTCCTCGACGGCCTTTGCGTCTTTCCAGTCGCGGTTGCCGGCGCGGCCTTGGACCAGTTTGTAGCCGGTGACAGGCTGACCTGCAAGCAGGCGACGCTCGGTCTCGGCACGTATAGCCTTACACCACTGCTCGACCAGTTCAACCTTTGACATGGCGATCGGCAGGTAATTGTCGCTGGTCTCGGACGTGATGTCTTGACCCACCAGATCGGCAAAGTCGCTCAGGTCCGCCGCGCCGCCGACCACCTCGGCCACCTCGGCCCGCAGGGCTGGGCATGTCGCCTTAGCCTTACAGAAGCGGCACTGCTTCTCACCCGGCACAAAGGTTGGTTCCTCAAGTCTTGATACCGCCTGACGGACTTGGTCGCCAAAGGTAAGTAATTCACTCACCGGTATGCTGTACTCGCTGACGTGGTTCAGGCGCGGCTGGTGAATGACCATCGTGACCGTGTCGAAGTTGCCAAGGATTTCGTATTCGTTCAGCGCGCCGAGAGCGTACAACATGAGCTGCGGGTTTTCGTTCGCATCGACCCTGACGCCCATGCCGTACTTTAGGTCCACAACGATGATCTCGGTGCCCTTGATAATGATTGCGTCGGACGTGCCGCCCGCATCTTCCTCACCCGTCAAGTGGCCGATGCCGACGCGCTTCTCAACCAGAAGTTCACCGCCCTCGGCGTACTCGCGGACGAGGTTCATGTAGTCCTTGACGTGGTCGGCCATCGACTGGTCGACGGTGAAGTCAAAGCCGTCAATGTTGAACTTCTGACCGATGAGCGCCGAAGGCTCTGCGCCGCTGTCCAGACACTTTGCCGCCACTTCATGCGCCAACGTCCCCTCGGCAGCAAACTCGCTGCTGCTGTCGGGGAACGACGCCTCGAGCGCAACGCTGCCTGAGCAGGCCATCCAGCGGTGCGCGCCGGACGGGCTTAGTTTGGCGTGGCCACTCATTAACCCAACGCCTCGTTGAGCTTGGCAAGCAGTTCTGGCAGCCGCTCTGGCGCAACCAAGGATGCGCGTGCCACACCGAAGTGTGCCAAGATTGCCTCCAGTGCAGGCTTGCCGCACTTCTCAACCACCTTCAGTGCCGGCGCGCGGATGTCGGCGTTGAAGTCGATCGTGGGCGTATCAGCCGCGGGCAAGTCAATTACTTCTAATGGCTCATCCTCAATCGGCAAAGGTGCAACAACCACCTCTGGCATAACCTCCGCCTTTTTCGGTGGGGTTTTGCGGTAGGTCTCTGCGATCTCACACGCTTCGGCTACCTCCGCTGGCATGGTGGTTGTAATGCCCCGCAAGCTGGCACCGATGGCCAACAGCTTGTCGGCCACTTCGGGGATGCTGTTGCCTGTTACTTCGATCTTAATCATTATTCTGCTCCTTCAAATATGAGATTTCTGCCGCCATGCTGGCGACGGTAGTTTCGGCGCGGAGAAGCTCTGCCCGCAACATGTAGAGGTTGTCGTCCATCTGGTTCAAGTCGAGCTGCAAGTCGGCGGCACGCTCAAGTGCCTCCCCAAGACGCTCCCCAAATTCTGCTTGCACTTCCTCCAGACGCTCGCCCAGCACGATGGCCAGCTCTGCGCTTGGGTTGTACTTTGCCATCTCCTGAAGGCTGGTGTCGGAATACATGCGGTATGTGCTGCGATCTAAAAATTCCACGGCTCTGCTCCTTGTTGCTTTGCCAGTTGACGCGCCTCGCGCTTGCCTGACACGGTGAATGCGGCCACGTTGGAACGGCGTCCGTCCGTGATCCGGTTGATGTAGAGGGTTGGCGGGTAGCGCTTGCTACCCACCATGTACTCTGCGGCCAAGATGCTGTCGGCCATCATGCCTTCCTCGCCACGACTTTGACTACGGTGTAGCCCTTGGTGACCTTCTGGTTCTTGCTGAACCAGCGGCCGTCAACGCCCAGCTCGCGGAGCTTGGCTTCGGCCGCCTTGGCGTCGAGCGACGAACGCTCGGCGACCGAGGAGACGGTGGCGCGGAAAGTGTCGCCGTCCACTGCGCCTTCGCCGCCATTGACGAGGATGCCGATGAGGTTGGCTTCGATCGCCTTCAGTTCGGCAATCTGGGCCTTGATGTCGCCCAGACGGTCAACGACTGAACCGGCGAGGTCGATAGTATTAAACTTGGTAGCCATTTTGTAATTCCCTTCGTGTTGTTGGTGACACGGTCTCTAAACTGGTTCGTTGCAGGGGTCAACCCCCTTATGTGTAAAAAATTACAATACCGTTCTTTATTTCTATCAGCGGGTCTTTGCGCTTGACCAGCGACTGGATCGCACGGTCCAGATCGCGGCGTCTAAGGTCACGTTTCGGTGCCTCTGGCTTGGTCATGGCGGCAAAGCACTTGTCGAACAATTCGGCCAATGGCGCACGGTCAATGCCCGAATACTGGTCCTCAATTATCTCAAGCACGTGACGTTCATGTGGGCCGAAGCGCTGCGCCTTGGGGCCCGTCTCCTGAACCACCGGCACAGGCACGTCAGCCTCGACGGCAACGCAGCTCGTGATCGGATCGCCATCGGCGTCGGTGCCGACGACAACCATCTCCAAGCGGAAGCCCCACTTCAGTCCGTCGTCACCGTCCTTCATCTTGGCAATCCGCAATTCGCGTGTGCCGTTCTCATACTTCAAGACCTCAAGCACGGCGTCCGCCGCTGCAAACTTACCCGACCAGCCGCGCACGCCCTTCGACGCGTCCTTGCCGCTGTGGTCCACCGCCAAGATTGTTGCGCCTGTGGCCATCTCCAGTGCGCGTGCGTTGCCAAGCGCCAGACCGACGTCCTCGGAGCTGTTCTCATTCGCGCCGGGCGTGACCTGCGCAAAGGTGTCAACGATAATGACGTCCGCGCCGCCAGATGCCGCAACGGCCGCAGCCAGTTCGGTCACGTCCTCGGACAGCAGGAAGTTCGGCGGCACGGTCAGCAGGCCGATGTCAACGTCGTTCGGGTCAATCTTGTGGTGCTTCAAATACGCCTTCAGGCGCTTGCTCATGCCCTTGCCGCCCTCGGCGGCGATGATCAGCACGCGACCCTTCTTGGTGCGGTTGCCGCGCCACTGGATGCCCATCGCGATTGCGTAGGCCAAGTCAATGGCGACGAACGTCTTGCCTGAGCCTGACGCGCCGTACAACACAATCAGACCGGCGTCAGGCAGCACGTTCTTAATCAACCAGCCGCCCGGCTCCATCATGATGCTGACTGCCAGTGACGTGATCGGGAAGCGGCCGGTATACTCTTCGGGCGTGAACATGCCCGACGCAGGCGTGGCGGCAACCGCGCTCATTGCTGTGCGCAAGTCGTCAACGGTTGCCGCCAAGGTGGGGCGCGGGGTGGGTGACGCGCCAGCCTCCTTTGCCATCTTCATTACAGACGCCATAGTCACCTGACGGTGGCCTGCGCCCTTACGGCGCTCAAAGCTGTCCCACTGCGTCCGCAGCGCCTCCTCGCTGGGGTACTTTGACCCCTGCGCCGACCACTCGTCCCATATGCTGAAGCCGGTGTCGTCGCCGTCGGTCTCGTGGCTCAGGCCCATAGCGACCCTGATCCAGTCTTCGCGGGGCATGTCTGGGTCCAGAACGGAGAGCAGCTCTTCCATCTGCGATATTGACAGACCGATCTTCGGCTCGCGGCCGACCATGAAGTCGTCGGGGTCAGATACCCTCGCCGTGGAGCTGCCGAAGCGGCGCTCGCAGATGACCTTGATCTCAGGGCTTACCTTGCCCACGGTGTCCTCGAGGCCGAGGATGTCGATGTGGTCTAGGGCGTTGCCGGTCAGCGTGCAGAAGCCAGTCGTCGAGAACACCTCGAAGCCGTAGTCGGTGTCTGTGGTCGGTGCCTTGTGGTTACCGATGTTGCCGCGCATGATGGCGCGGATGCCGCGACCGCTGGGCGAGTACTCGGCGTAGGTTGACCCCACGGCGTGCAGTATCTCGCTCGGCAGCTTGCCGTCGGTGACGCAGTTGTCCACGTCGATCGCGACGAGGTCGTAACCCTCGAGCAGGGCGATGCCGATGCCAGTCATGCCGCGCTTGGCGGCCTGATCGCGCGCGAGGGCGAAGGTCGTGAGCTGCGAGCGATCCTCTGGCGCACCCTGACGCCCGACGCGCTTGTTGCCGAGCGGGTAGTACGGCACCTTCAGCGGCTTGGGGTCGCCGTTATAGCGCGGCTCAAGCCGCCAGCACAGGAACAGCGGCAGGTCGCGCAGGGGCGCGGGGACGTGGATGTCACGGACCTCTGGTGTGATGCGTTGCACGTTGTCCACGGCGTTCAGTTGGACGTGAGCAGAGCGGCAAGCTCTGGCTTGAACAACTCGGCCCGTGGGATGTCGAACATGTGCTCAATCTGTAGCGCACGCTGGGATGGCACCCAGCCCTTGCGCAGCCAGACGTATATTGCTTGGTGTGTGACGTCGAGCTTGAGGGCGAGCTGGTTTGCGCCACCCGCTAAGTTCACGGCTTTCTTGATGCCTGTCATTTTGGTGTCCTTCGTTGTTGGGGTGCCGTCCGTATCGCATGGATCGGACGGCAGCAAGGATTATTATGCGGCCAGCTTCTTGCCGATGCGCGCCTCGACGGCGTGCCGCAGCATGACTGGCGACGTGATCCAGACCTTGGCCTCGGTGCGGTATTGCTGCGTGAGCCTGCTAAGTTCCATATCGGTCTGCCTAAGCTGCGCAACCAGACGCTCACGCTTGACAATGGCCTTGCGTGCGTCGGACAGGATGGTGTCAACTGTGTCGGCCATTGTTAGTTCCCCTTCATCGTGTAGTAGATGGTGCCGATCGCGAGCAGAAGCGCCCCAGCGAATGCGATGCTAACGGTGGTGTGTAACATTGTAGTCTCCCTTCAGTGTTCGGTGCCGGACGGCATGCCGCCCAGCGCAAGGTTAAATATCGCTTGTTCTATCGCCTCGTCGAAGGTGATAAGGTGTTCGCTCTCGGCGGCAACGTATGCCGCCTCCATGAATATGTCGGACACCACCTCGTTGGCGGCCTCTATGATCTCGATCGGTATGTCGTCCATGTCCATCATGGCAGAATAATCGATGACTTGGGCGCAGGGGTCTCACCGCGATGTATGTTGTCCTCGACGCTCTCGATGATGCCGCCGACGAAGCCGCTGGCAAAACGCAGGGTGACTGTGTCCACGGGACCGGCACCGCGCAGGGCGACGTCTATGCCGCTCTGCATCGTTGTCAGCATGTCGATGATGGCGGCCTTCTCGGCCTCAACTGCCTCTGTTATCTTTGACATGGTTCTCTCCTTCATATGATCGACAGATAGTCGTCGATGGTGTTTATGCGCTCGCCAATCCAGCGCATGACCGGGACGGCCATGCTGTTGCCCAAAGCCTTGTAGCGGGGGCCGTCTGGGCAATCCTCTGCGCCCTTCTTGCGCCACGGTATGGCGGTGAAGTTGTCGGGGAAGCCTTGCAGCCGCTCGCACTCAACGGGTGTCAGGCGGCGGACAGTTGAATTGGATGCAACCACAGGTCTTTCAGCAGCAGAAGTCCCGCCACACCCCTTGGAATAACTAGCGTCAATGGCAATCGTGACTTCTCCACCCAAGTACGGATCAAGCGGCTTTTGTTTTTCTAAATACGCCACGCCTTGTGCGGGAACCATGACCCCATCGTGGCGGCCTCCACTGCCGCCCCGTTGTATCGTGCCTGCCACATCAACACTGGCCGTCAGTTCCTCTGACCATCCGATTGCTGGCTCATACGCCACAGCGGGCATCACGCCGCCGTTCTGGTGGCTATTCGTGAAGCCGCCCGCACGTAGAGTGGGGGAAAGGTCTTCGGTTGCGTCCGCGCCGTAGTCCTTGGCGGTGAACGCGATGGGGACATGGTGATAGTCCGCGCCCGTGTCGATTGTCTTCGTTACATCACCAGTCACATCATTGTTGTATGCGTCAAAACCAATGACTTGCGTGGTGGCCGCAACGGCGTGATGATCGCCTTTGGTCAGCGTGTACATCGCCTCGCCATCGTGACCAACGCCAAGGCCAGTGCTGGCCGCAGCGTCAGGACTTCTGAACGCGTTCATGCTGTTGATGGGGTACGTTGCCACATACGCCTTTGTGTCAGGCGCGTGGTGCGATCCGCTCTGCGTGTTCAAGGCAGGGCTGATGACTGGAACGATGTGGTCGAAGTCGCCTTGTATGCCACCCTCGCCGGGCCGCTTGGCGCGTAGCGTACCAACAACGTCAGGCGCGTCTTGAAGCACGGCCAACTGTTGCGATGATCCACGGCCACTTGTTGACCAACAGTCGATCGTGCCCGTAACGTCAGACAGTCGCGGTTCGCCGCCGTTGATGTTCACAGCCACGATGTCAGGTCCGCGGTCAACGCAAGGGCTGCTGTCATAGCGTGCCGTCAGCGTCCGCGCAGTGCCATCGTCATTGAAGGTGCTGGCGATCAGAGCCTCACAGCCCGGGCCGAGGTCAGCGCCAGTGCGCAGCAGCGGACTGCTGTTGTCGCTGCTAGAGTACGAACCGATACCGCCGCACTCAAACGTGTCTAGATCAGGTCGTGCCCGTCCAATGCCGCCACTGCCTCCAACGCCTGTTGCAGCCGTGTCGGTAGCTTCTTGCCTCTTTTGTCGGCTCGGCGCAGGATGCCCTGACATGCTGTGGCGCTCAAAGAGAACCGCTGCGGCAGGTCGCCAGTCTCCAAGGTATCCGACAACGAACACACGACGGCGTCGCTGGGCCACTCCGAAGTACTGAGCGTCAAGCACTCGGTAGGCGAGACCATACCCGAGGTCTTCCAGCGCCCCAAGGATGGAACCAAAGTCCCGTCCTCCGCTCGATGACAGGACACCGGGGACATTTTCCCAGACAATCCAGCGAGGTTGCTCTCTTTGAGCAAGTCGGCAAAATTCAAGGGCGAGGTTACCACGGTCGTCGTCCAGACCGCCTCGCAGTCCCGCGACGCTGAATGACTGGCATGGTGTTCCGCCGACGAGGAGATCGATCTTTCCATATTCGTTTTCCTTAATAGTTGTGAAGTCGCCGTGTAGAGGCACGTCGGGGTATCGGTGTTGAAGCACGGCGCATGGGAACTTCTCAATCTCAGAAAAGAATGCGGCCTCCCAGCCCATGTGGTGCCATGCGGCCGTTGCAGCTTCGATGCCGCTGCACACTGATCCGTATCTCACGTCTTCTTCTCCCTCTTGGATTGTACCCGTATGCCGTCGATGTAGTTAATGCGGTGCGCGTACTTGACGGCGGCGATCTGCTGGGCCTCTGTCATGGGGCCGTGCGTCTTGCCTGTGGCCAAGATGGCGGCGCACAGGTCTCTGGACCCATTGATGGCGGCCTGCCTGATGTCGTGGTCCGACTGCGGCTCCATGCGTGTGACCATCCTCACGGCAACACCGACGTGACGAACTCTTCGACCGTCAACTGGCCATGCCAGTCGTCAAACTCGCCGAAGCACTCACCGCGGTAGTCGTTTGAGCGTTCCCACATATACTCCTCGCGGATCAAATCCATCTGCGCCTCGTGTTCAAGCGACAGCTCGTCGAATTCGTTGAAGTGCCTAACGGCCTGCTCCATCAGTTCTGCGATGCGTTCGTCTTTGGTCCAGTCGATCATGTTACGTCCTTTCGTTGTTGGTCAGGTATCCCTACAACCATATCATTGCAGGTGTCAACCACCTTATTTAATGCGTGGACGATGGTGGTGTGGCAGCGGTTCATCAGCCTGCCGATCTCGGGGGTCGAGTAGCCTCTATCCCGCAGCATCAGAACACAGTCGCGGCGCACTGACACCAGATGCTTCAACCGCGATGGGCCGAGGATGTCCTCGACTGTGTAGCCGTGTGGCTCTGCAATGTCGCCGATGGCGGCGTGTATCTTCTCTCTGGGTGTCACTGGTCCCAATCCTTTTCGTCTCTGAACATGTGGTCTATAAACCAGTCGATGATGCGCCGGATCATTGCACCTTCGCCCTTATCTCCAGCCCACGCGCTTCCAGTGCTGTGCGGAAGTCTTCAGCATCTGGCATAAACCCACCAAAATCTCTCAGTACATCCGCCAGCGGGTCAGGCTTGGGCTTGGGGATGATGAAGCGTTCGAGAAGAGCCGACATTGGCCAACCCACAGACTTGCACCACTTGGAATACTCCTCCATTTCACGGCTCACCTCTTGCTTAAAGGCTTCGTGCTGTTCGATGGCGTCAGCCGCTTCCGCCAAAAGAGGGGCATTGGCATCAGGGCAAGCAGCCGCCATACGCAGCCGCCCTCCTAGTGAAAGTCTTTCAGTCATTGGTCACAATCCTTATTGTTTCCTTTATGTGGTCGCCGCGCAAGACGCTGTCCGCAGTCTGACGTTGGTTATGTTTCAAATACCAATCTGCCAGTGCAGCACGCTCCACCTCGATCCCGCGCCGGATGCCTTCTTCTGTAAGGCGCATCCAGACGGTGTGGTCCCAGCCGCCGGACAGATATATCTGGCCGTCGCTGTTGTTCTGCTTGTCGGCCTGCGCGGCGCAGATGGCGCGGGCGTCTTTTGTAATTTGTTCGTCAGTCATAATCTTACATCCATCTGGTTATAAAGGTGACGCCGTCGATCGTGCGGCACTTGAAGGCTTTGCCGTTTCGGATGCCAAATTGTGACACGTTCCTAGACGTCCGTTTGGCTGAACCCTTGTCGGCTGCCGGCATGGTGGTGATGTCACCGACCTCCATGTCGCCCATCGGATATATCATCGGTCTGGCCATCAGTCGTCGAGCCGCGCTTCGAGCATGGCGTCGGCGTAGATGTACGCTCGCTCGGCGAGGTCATCTATAGAACCACCTGCATTGTTGCCGGAGAACAGGCCGTTTAGTACCTGCCCCGCGAAGTAGTCGCGCAGGGTCATGCCGTCTTCGTATCCCGCGCAGTTTTCGGGGATGACCATTGGAAATGCGTTCATTGATACTCTCCTTGAATAAGTTGTCTAAGTGGCTTGGATCGTGATGGGTGCTTCAGCTTGCGTAGCGCCTTCGCTTCAAGCTGTTGTATCCGGCCTCTACTTACGCCCTGCCTGTCGGCTATCTCCTCAAGGGTCTCCCCCTCGAA